CGGTGGTCGCCGTATCATTGTGCCACCGAAGACCTTTCACTTTGAGTTCACACCGGAGGAGGCACAGATAATCTTCGACGCCCTCGGAGAACTGCCATCAAAGAAGGTGGAAGGAATAAGGTACAAGATGATGATGACCGTACAGGCTCAATCGGACACCACAAAAGCGAAAAAGTGATGCAAGCGTGGATAGTGACCGCCATCGTACAGACGATCATCTTCGTTCTCGGTCTGTTCAAGATATACACCGACCTCCAGGTGAAACTGAAAGAGCTGGACATGCGCCTCATAGCGGTGGAGAAACAGGACGACGAGATATACGCAAAACTCGACCGCCTGGCTGAAGCCGTAAACGAGTTGAAGGTGTTATTGCAGAATAAGGCCGACCGATGAAGACGCTCGTCTACATACTGCTCTTCTCCATCACGTCATGCTACAAGGGCGATGACTACGTCGTGCTGATCCGCAAGGGTGACCACAGCGATGACCGCTTCCCGTACCTGTGGGTGAACAAGAAGAAGATGGAGTTCGACATCACCTTCACGGAGTCCTGCCGCTATAATCTCGGCAGCGACCAGAGCGACCAAAACAAGCTCTTCGGCATCGGCTACAGCCCCGGACACAGGATGAACAGCGTCAGGTTCGGATGGTACTACAACCCCACGCTTGACTGCATAGAGATATCGGCGTATACCTATGAGGACGGAGAACGCTACATCTTGCAGATGGCGAAGGTGGCCATCGGCGAGACCAACCGCTACATCTTGACCATCGACAGGGACAGGCACGACCTTGAGGTTGTGGGGAAGGCCAAGGAGCGTGTGCTTACCAAATCCTCGACCTTCTCATACATGCTGCATCCCTTCTTCGGCGGCAACCAGCCCGCCCCACATCACATCTACATCAAAATGACACGGCCATGAATCCCGGCATCTATAACATAATAGCCTACCGAAATGACACCTTGCAAAAGACTGTTACGGTGGTGGATAGTACCGGCTCTCCTGTTTCTTTCGCTACTGCTGATCTTAAAATGCAAGTGCGTACAAGACCCGACGGAGATGTTTTGCTTGAACTGACTGAGGGCAATGGATTGACAGTCGGTGGTGCCGGTAACAATGTAATTACAATCAGCAAGATCGTGGCAATAAATGGTTGTGGTGATTATTACTATGACATTCAAGCCACCTTTGCAAGCGGAGTTGTAAGCACCTATTTGAAGGGAGTGTTTATGGTTATAAAAGACATTACACTATGAATACCGTAACGGTTAGCGAGAACGATATATTTGTATATACAGACCCTCGTTGGTATGGGTCGTTTTATTCTACTCAAGATCAAAGCAACGCTGGGGCGACATCGGTCAACAAGATGACCCTGAACAGCACGGACATATCCAATGGCGTTTCGATTGTTTCGAATAGCCGGATAACGATAGCCAATTCGGGCGTTTACAATATTCAATTTTCTGCTCAGCTTGACAAGACCGATAGCGGAGACGATAAAGTTGAGATTTGGCTTTGCAAGAACGGTAACCCTATTGCCAACACCAACACAGAGATTACATTGGTCGGCAATAACGGTAAGCACGTCGCGGCATGGAATTGGTTCGTACAAGCGGCAGCGAGTGATTATTATGAAATATGCTGGAACGCGGCAGATACCGCTGTTTTTCTAAATTATGTAATAGCGGCATCTAATCCTACACGTCCGGCAATTCCTTCTGTAATAGTAACAGTCAATCAAATAGCATGAAAAAAGTAATTATTGTGCTATGTGCGTTTATTGCACTTAATGCACAAGCACAGCGCAGAACGGCGGTTAACAACCAGCCCGTAATAGTTGACAGCGTAAAAGCACCCAAGAAAAAAGGGATAGATGTCAATCCCGTTAAAGTTTGGAAAGACGGCAAGGTGGTCAATGGGGTCGACTTGGATGTTGATGTGGCCTATGAGGATTTGGATAACATGGTTCGCTTCTACTATCAGTTAAAAGACTCTACCGGAGCGCAGATTGCGAACGGAAACGTGGAAATGAATGGGCTTGACTATGATGACTATAAATCCAAGCCCAATCACAACAGGGCTGCATATAATTTTGTCCTCAGATATCTTCGTCTACAACAAAAACCCGTAATACAATGAACAAGGAAACGGTATTCACCCTTATCCGCACCCTGCTGACCTCGGTGGGTGTGTTTTTGATTGGCAAGAACTTTCTCGGTTCGCCCATCGATCAGTCCGTATGGCAAATGCTCGTAGGCATAATCATGGCCGGTGTATCAATTGTGTGGGGCATTATGGACAAGACTATTGGCCTTGAGATGCTTCAGTCATTTATCCGATCGGTAATTGTTGGTTTGGGTGGCCTTCTTGTTGCGAAGGGTAGCGTTAGCCCTGAAAAACTTGAAAGCATTCTTGGTATTGTATTGGCTCTTCTGCCTCTTGTTTATTCGATTTTGTCAAGGAAAAAGTCTGACGGCATATCCAATGGCAGCATTGCTGCGTTTGAACTTAAAACGAGCAAATGAGGCTTACTATCGGCATATTGGCACTTGTCTTTCTTTTCTCCTGCAATCCGGTCAAGAAGGCCATGAAGCGCAAGAAGGAGATAGACAAGGCCATCGCCGAGTATGTTCTTGAGAATCCCATCCCCTACTCGGAGATTATCAAACCTGGAGATACCATTTTGGTGACTGACACCATGTGGCTCCCATTGGTTTTATTTGACACATTACGAGTAAATGATACTATCAAGATAACGATTGACCGCTGGAGGCAAATAACTAATACCCTATTGAAGACAGATACCCTTATAAGGGTTGAAAACAACGAGAAGGCCATCCGGCAGCTTATGAACAACCAAGCATCGTTAGACATGCAGTTAGAGGCAGCTAACAAGAAAAATGAGACGCTGCTTTGGTGGCTGATCGCTATGATTGTTGCAGTCATTGTCAGCATATTGGCTCTTATAAAGCGATGACCAAGGCTGATTTGGCGAGAGAGTATAGAGCAAGGCATGGATGGGACATGCCGACATTGAAACTTGCCAGGATATTATACCAAGACCATAATCTTTCCTTTAGAAATGTCGAAGGCGCAAGGGATGCCCTTAGATATATAGAAGGCAAATCTGGGAATAAAGCAAAAACATATTCAACTACTGTACAAGTGGAAGAAAGACCCAAGAATCCTTACAAGCTGCCAGAGAGCGATGAAACATCGTATGAGCCATACAGAATACAAGCCAAAAGGGTGCTTGTACTATCCGATATTCACATTCCCTATCACTCTGTTGACGCGCTCAATGCGGCTTTTGTTTTTGCTGAAGCTGAGAAACCGGATGCGATTCTTTTGAATGGGGATACGATAGATTTTCACGGGTTGAGCCGGTTTGTAAAAAACCCAAAAGCAAGAAGCTTTGCCCACGAACTTGAGGCTTTTAGCAACTTTTTTGACATACTGAAGAGCATTTTCGATTGCAAGATTTATTTCAAGTTGGGTAATCACGAAGAGCGTTACGATAATTTTCTTATAATGAAAGCCCATGAATTGCATGGAGTCAAGGAGTTCAAGCTTGAGGAGATTATAAAATCACGGGCTGAAGGCATAGAGGTTATATCAGACAAGAGGATAGTTAAGCTTGGTGGGCTTAATGTTGTGCATGGGCATGAGTTTGGCAACTCTATATTTTCTCCCGTAAATGTAGCCAAAGGCCTTTTTAATAAGGGTAGTGTTAGTGCTATGCAAGGCCACAACCATCAGACCTCAGAGCATACGAACACAGACATGAACAGGGAAATGACTACTACTTGGTCTTTGGGATGTTTGTGTGGTTTAAGCCCCGCCTTCCTCCCCATCAACCGCTGGAATAACGGATTTGCAATAGTTGATCTTGACGACCAAAAATTCTATGTTAGGAATCTGAGAATTGATAAAGACGAAATAATGTGAGCGATACTGATATTATCAAAGAGGAAGGCGCGGTAGAGCCTAAATTGCTTGACATCATCGAATCTCAGGTTGTCATTATTAACGAGTGCTTGGCGTGGGAGGGAGATGTATACGATAATATGCAAGCGGACAAGATTAAGGTTATGGCTAATGCGTTTGAGATTATTTACGCCGCTCAGATAAGACTATTGGAACAACTTGCGTAAGCATACAAAAATATACTTTAACCATTTCGGATTCGGTATTGACTCGTATGTTCCTTGTGAGCTGTGCGGATCAAGGGCGGTTGACATACATCATATCGATGCCAGGGGAATGGGAGGTTCTAAAAGCAAGGATGTCATAGAGAATCTGATGGCTGTTTGTCGTCCATGCCACGAAAAATTTGGTGACAAGTCTCAATATATAGATTTTATACAAGATAGGCACAATGAGTACATATCAAGACAGGCTGATAAAGAAGTTCGGTAACCCAATGCTCAATAAAGCGGCTTTTGAGCGCAAGCACATGGTTCTTATAGAGACCGACGACTATGACATATCGTACCCAATAATACCCAAAAGGCTATACCTAAACAAGCTTTTGGTTTTGCCCCTTATGGAGACCCTGCACCAATTGAACGAGAGGGCTCTAATAGGCGAAATAAAGACCTGGGACGGCTTGTACAATGTCAGGTACATGAGGGGGTCTAAAAGCGTCTTGTCGCGCCATTCTTGGGGCTTAGCGGTGGATATGAACGCGGCATGGAACCCTTTGGTATCGGTTACGCCTCAAAATAGGACTGTGATGCGCAAAAAACATGTAAAATGGTCTGAGAAGTTCCTAAATACATGGAGAAACAATGGGTTTGAGTGCGGAGCAGATTGGAAAGACAAGCTGGACGGAATGCACTTTGAATTTATCATAACTTAGTCCTTGTACTCAGTTGGTTTATGGTTCCAACCCCTGCATTTTTATGCGGGGGTTTTGCTTTGTATATATATCTTTGTAAAAAACAAGTTATGATTGTTCCCAACGAGAAGTACACCAAGTGGAAGCTTTTGGCCCAAAGGGGCGATGCCAAGGCCATTACCGAGTCTGCCGGTGGCAAGTACAAGCAGATAAGCGTCTATAAAGCCCTTCAGCACGGACAAGCTTCAATGGCCCTCCAGGACATCATTGATGCCTATTACGACAATAAGGCCAAGAAGATCAAGGAACTCGCACAGCAACTCTGATGCTTGCATTCGACGACCATCCGGTTCCGCATGTGGTATATGACCTTTCTTTACCTCTGCCGGAAAGAAAAGAAAAGGCAATGTGGTTTAGGTCGGCCCATCAAGCCGCTAATTGGCTTGGTGTGGCCCCTAAACAGCTTTACGCTTTAAGGGTTCCTGGCAGACGGGTTTACAAGGAGGGCAAAGCGTATGCGGTTAGAATCGCTAAATCATAGTGTATGGAAATAGATCAAGTCGGATATAAGGGGGCGGTGCTGGACATCAAGTTTCGAAACTTTGTGGCCATCATGATTAAGACCGGCGACAAGGCAAGGTTGCAGCATCTTCTTGGGATGTCATATCCCACACTACAAAAGCATCTTACCGGCGTTAAGATAGATCCGGCGGTTCAGTCCCAGATTATAGACTATTTTGAAAAGAGACAAGCCGCTATCAAGAGGGCTGCTAACTATGTAGATAAGAGACTTAAAGTCGTACTGCCTGATTTTGAGGTTCCTGAAGAGTATAAGAACCTTTAACATTTCGTTATAGTATAGGTCTATATATTTGCTACATGCCAAGGCAAAGGTGGTTAGGCAAGTGCGCTATCAGGATTGAACTTTGGGTTAACGGTGAGTTGAAGAAAGACTTTCGTACAGACGGAGAAAGGCTTTACCGCGACAGAGCGCATATAAAGAACTACTATCAGAACATGCTGAAGAAGAAAAGCTGGGAAATATATATAATAGCCATAACCAATGAGTGACATTCAACTTTATCAGAATCAGTTGCAGAAGTTCCAGGTCGATGACATTGAGAGTCTGCAAAACTTTCAAAAGCGTCTTTCGGGGAAACCTACAAAGGTCGTTACCGAGCAGATCGGGGGTCAGTCCTTTCAGCATGTTCCGATTGCGACCATTGAAAATCTACTGAAGAAGTACTTTTTTGGACTTTACAAGATTGAGATTGTGGACTACAAAATGATAGTCAATGAAATCTGCGTTCACGTCCGCATTTCAGTATTTCATCCTATTCTGCGTGAATGGCTTACTTATGACGGCCTATCTGCTGTTCCGGTACAGCAAGATGCCGGTTCTCGCGTCAATCAGTTCATGGAGTCCAAGAAAAAGGATGCTTTACATAAGAATCTTCCTGCGGCTTATGCGTTTGCTGTCAAGAATGCAGCGAAAAAAATCGGGAACATCTTCGGGGCTGGACTGAATCGCAAGCATGAGGATGCTTATGTGCCTTTCAACATGTCCGAACCTCTAAACAAGTGATATGTACTGCGGAATCTTCAAGGAATACGAGGTCAAGCTATACCACGATAACGGATCGTTTGAGTGCATAAAGACCGAGCAATGGCACGACACGTTTTGGATTTGGTTAGAGGAGACTTTGCAAGATAGAAAGTTTGAGGGCCGGTTGACCATCCATGATGGAAGTGAATTGCAAGAACTACATGCAGAAATTATCAACGGAAAAAGGGAACTTATAATCTCATAAGCCATCATAAAAGCTATAACTGTGGTCGGGCCTCATTTAGTAGATGAATTATTTATTGAACTTGGCATAGACCCAGCCGAAGGTCGGAATCGATATGTTCTTGAGCAATTCAGAAAATATGAAGAAAAAAGAATTGCGGAATGGTACACCAAAGGTTTTAATACTGGTGCGCAAGAGCAAAGAAAAAATGCTGAGCCACAAAGATTGGATGAGTTGGAGTTCATAAGATTTAAATTCGATTTTAGTTATATCATAAACCATAAAGGATGAATATTTCACAATCGCTCATGAACCAGGTGCTTGAGAAGCCTTGCCCGTATGCTATCAAGCTTGAATGGATTGACAAGAAAAGGTCGGAGCCGTCTGACCTTATGAAAAGGGGTCATTATTTTGAGTATTGCGTCATCGGAGACTCTTCATCAGAAGCCCCTCAGCTGGAGAAACTGAAGAACGGAGGAAAGTCTCAGGCAGAGAAGGACATCGATGATCTTGTGGTTATTGCCAAGAAAACCTTGGAGGGTTTTGGGTTGGAGTTGGGAAATGCCCAAACCCAGCTTCGCCTTGAGCATGATGGCAAGAGCGGGTTGATTGACTTGGTGGCCAATGACATTGAGGATAAGAAGCGGAAAGCCATCTACGACATTAAGTATACTGAAACCAAGTACGACGATCGGTGGAATGGTTGGGCTGATATAGAGACTCGTCCGACCGCGAAGAGGCAAGCAAGGCATTACATACATCTGTGGAAGGAGATTAATGGCGAATGGTTGCCGTACTACTTTGTCATTTTTGGGAAATCAGGATGGTGCCGGATTATTAAGTGCATCGTGACTGCCGAAAGTATGGCTATTCATTATCGCGAGATTGAGGTTGTTTCTGATATGCTGGCAAGGTGGAAAGGCGAAGGATGGAAACCCGAACCGAGTTATGAAAAGTGCAGGGATTGCCGCGTGGCTCAGTTCTGTGAGCATTACCAGGTTCTGCCTGATATAGAGCAAGCTTCGATATAATAGTCGATAATTTTAAAATATCGGTTTGAAAGTCGGTTTTTTTCATAAGCAGTTGGTTTTACCGGCCCGTTTCCACGGGCTGGGTTTATGGTCGGGTGGCGAAAATGGGTAACGCTAATAAGGTAAGATTGAAACCGGTTTAGGCAACTGTGTCCCGTTACATGATGCGTTATGTTAAGTGTCATTTGCTTAATTCAATCACGCAGGTTCGATTCCTGCCCCGACTACCAGAACCGGATGGCGTAAGCCCCAATGAATAAGGCAGCAATGTAACGCCCCTGCGGATCGCGGGGAGATGTCGGTGCGAATCCGACTCCGGTTCCTCTTTTTTGTGGTTTCAGAGGTAAGCAATGACGCGCTGCGTTTCTACGCGGTGCTTTTATAACCTTTCGGTGGCAATTTTGCCGAATTTGCTTAAATTATACCCAATATGGATCATTTTGAGCGTGTTTGTGTAGGCATATTGTATATAGTTTTTGTACTTTTATGTATAATTGGCTATATGCTGATAAACCAAATACCATGACACACAAAGAATTGATTGAGGAATTTCGGGTAATGGACACTCTTACCGACCTTGAGTTGGAGAAAATTGTGTCCATCCATAGGAAAATCTTCCTTTACCAATGGCACAATTCCAAGCTATACACAACGCTCGTGGGAGCCAAAGAAGCCCTAAGATTGGCCGAGATAGACATTAGCTTGGCTGAAGAGTATGTGAAAGATTTGGAAAAAGAAAAAGAAGATTCTGAGGATTTGTTTTAGTTGTTATATTTGCAAACGATTCCTTCATGTGTGAGACGGACGCAGGGAGGAGTTTAGACCCAACAACAGAAGGCATCGGGCCGTCTCCCCAGCCTTCTGATTGTATGGGTTTTTTTATTGATTCTCCCCAATGGCACAAAGAATCAATGTCCAAACGCCGGTATGTAGGCTGCAATAGTGGGGGCAATGACTTCTCGGTGTCAACCCCCGACCAGGATCATCCAACGAAGCAGCCGCACCCTTTTTGGGATAAGGAGGTAAAGCGTTATAGGGCACAGTTCAGCTAAATGCCTATGCTGAACAGGCTCAGGAGGATATCCTGGGATATAGACCGAGTATGCACTAAACTCAAATAACATGAAAACACAAGCAAACGACCCAGCATTTTCAAGGCCAGCTTTCCATCACGAACATACGGGAACACTACATGATGCCCAAGATGGATTGACAAAGCGAGAATACTTTGCAGCAATGGCAATGCAGGCTATAGTATCAAACTTAAATTCGCATCGTTTATTTGGGGTTGACAATATGTTCGACATTGCCAAGGGTGCAGTTAATATGGCAGATGCTTTAATCGAAGAATTAAATAAATGAAGCAGCTATTTGAAGTCCTTCCCTACGACTCCGACGAGTTCAAGGAGGCATGGAACGATTGGGTTCAGCATCGCGCATGGATGAGGGAACCCGTTGGGCCGGTAGCAGCCAAACGCCAACTGAAGTTCCTAAAGACTTTAGGAGAGGCCGATGCGGTCAAGTCGATAGAGAACAGCATTACGCACAATTGGACAGGATTGTTCCCGCCCAAGAGCGAGACGATAGTAATTCAGAGCAGATGGAATGGTAAAAAATATGGGCAATGAAACAACAAACGGCAGTTATGTGGTTGGAGAATCAATTAATTGAAATGGGCGTACCCCTTTTGCGTGATGAAAAGTCATTGATTCAACAAGCCAAACAAATTGAGATAAGGCAGCATGAGAATACTTGGATTGATAGTAAAATTGAAATGAAGGGGGACGGGGACAATTATATTGGGAAGGAAAAGTCATTTGAAGAATACTACAAAGAAAACTATGGCACAGCAAACAGCGATTGAGTGGTTGGCAGAACAGATAAATGGCAAATCAATAAATTATCCATTTAGCACATACGCAGATATAACTATATCCATCCCAATAGAATTATTTGAGCAAGCCAAACAAATGGAGAAGGAGCAGATAATTCAAGCGAGACATGATGGCATTGTTTCGGCAATAAAGGGTCGTTCTGTCTCAAACGATGATTATTACAACGAAACCTACGGACAATGACCGAAGGAATTGACTATTCATACGAGCTTGAGCGAAACGTCATTGGCGTTTGCGTGATGGAGGGTTATGCTTACGATCGTATTGCCGGACTTCTGGAGCCGAGGCACTTCAGACATACAGACCATCAGAAGTTCTTTGAGGCAATTAAGGAGATGCGGACTGAGAACCTTCATATAGATTTAGTCACCATCATAGACCGGCTGATGAGGGTCAAGGAGATGCCCAAGACTTGCATTTCAGATATGATGAGATGCACCAAAGAGGTAATATCAAGTGCCGGATTGGAGCAGAATGCCTACATCTTGGTGCAAATGTATCGGGGGCGGGAACTGAAACGCTTGACAACAACCCCCCTATCCCCCGACATGAATGTGAACGAGTCCATCCAGCACTTGGAGGCTCAGATCAACGCCCTTAGGCAAGAGGCGGTAATTTCTGCGGTGAAGATGGAGGACGGGTTGATGGCATTAACCAAGTACCAAGATAGGGTCAGGGACAAGGATATGCTTGGCATAACCACGGGGTTTAGATCAATAGATGATGCGACATCGGGTTTTGTAGATGGCGGGTTGTATGTGATAGCGGCACGTCCTTCAATGGGAAAGTCCGCTTTCATGGGCAAAAACGTTTTACAAGCAGCGGTATCCGGCAAAAAGGTGGTTGTGATTCAATTGGAGATGAGCCTGGAGCAGACCATTGGGCGTATCGCCTCCTTGTACACCGATATGGAATATGCCAAGATTATCACGGGATTCAAATATGACGATGCCATAAGGGACAAATTCTATACATATCTAAACGGCATGGCGAAATTGCCAATTATGGTCAACCCGATGGCAACTATGTCTATTGAGACCATTAAGGGATTCGTCTACGCAATGCACCGAAAGGGGCTGATGGACATTCTTTTCATAGACTACCTTCAGCTTATCGAAATAAAGGGCGGCAGATCAAGGGAGCAGGATGTGGCTGCTATCAGCCGAGGCTTGAAGCTATTGGCAAGGGACTTGAAAATACCGGTCATTGCCCTTTCTCAGTTGAACAGGGCGGTGGAGTCCAGGGCTGTCAAGAAACCTATTCTCGCAGACTTGAGGGAATCGGGAGCCATTGAACAAGATGCGGATGCCGTCTATTTTATTCATCGGGACTTTGCAATGGGCATAGAGCGCGACGAAAATGGCCATAGCACCGAAAACAAGGCCGAACTGATTATAGCCAAAAACCGAAACGGATCAAGAATGACTATTCCCCTCACTTGGGATGGACAGAAGATGAAATTCTCCGACGAAACAACTCCATTTTGAGACACGGATCATTATTTTCAGGAATTGGGGGTTTTGACCTTGCCGCTGAGTGGATGGGATGGGAGAATGTTTTCAATTGCGAATGGAACACATTCGGGCAAAAGATTCTTAAATACTATTGGCCTAACGCAATCGGTTATGAAGACATCACTAAGACAGACTTCTCTGTTCACAGAGGAAATATCGACATCATCAGCGGTGGATTCCCTTGCCAAGCCTTCTCAACCGCAGGATCAAGAAAAGGAACGGCAGACCCCCGATACCTTTGGCCCGAAATGCTCCGTGTTATACGAGAAATTTGCCCCCGTTGGGTTGTGGGAGAAAACGTTTATGGACTTGTTAATTGGAACGGGGGATTGGTTTTCGACACGGTGTGCGCTGACTTGGAAAATGAAGGCTTCCAAGTCATCCCGATTATTTTGCCAGCTGCAAGTGTCAACGCACCGCACAAAAGGGATAGAATCTTCTTTATTGCTTACGCCTGGGCTTGTGAACATAGAGGAAAGTCCACAGAAATACATGGAAAGACAAAGAAAACGGACGGATGCGGGAATGAACAAAGCCCCTCACCCTGGAAACAAATACAATTGCCTACTATCACAAGTAATACATTCAGGGGTTTTCAACAATCATGGAAGAGTTTCCCAATTGAACATCCACTTTGTAGGCGAGATGATGGGCTTCCCGCCCAATTGGACGGAATTACCTTTTCAAAGTGGCGCAACGAATCCATAAAGGGGTTCGGGAATGCAGTAGTCCCCCAATTGGTTTTTCAAATTTTCAAGACAATAGAATTATATGAACAGCAATGAACTGACCAAATGGGCGATATTGATGCTTCAATGGGAAGGCTGCACGGTATGGAGGAATAACAACCTGGCTGTAAGAGGAAGAAAGTTCATAGGTAAAAAAGGGGTTCCAGACATAATTGGATATGATAGGGATGGTAAATCGGTGTGGTGTGAGGTAAAGGCCGGAGATGATAAACTATCTGAAGATCAAATCAATTTCATGGATGAAGCCACAAGAGCCGGATGTAGATGCTACATAGCCCGTAGTGATGGATCAAATCTTTTGCAAGAATGGACAGATTGGATTACACATATTAGGCAAAACTTTAACAAGTCCAAGTAGGATTATTTAGGAATAGTCTATACATTCGTATAAAATAACCCCCTATGCTCCCTTTGACAGAACATTACATGAATGAGTGTATCAAGCTTGTGGCGCAAGTCAGAGACGAGGCTGTTTTAGGGGCTGTGATACAGAGTAATGACAAGGAAATGGAGTATGAGTTTATGCTACTCAAGTACAAGGCGATTTGCATCACCTTGGACAAGATTCACAACGCTTTGGTAGAGATCGGGGGATTGGCCAAAGACGAAAAAAAGAATTATCTAATCATAAACCTAAACCAAGATGAGGATGAAATCGAAACACAAGCAAATTGAGGAGTATCTGCAAAGGGTCGGATACATCACCTCCTGGCAAGCTATCACTTTGTTCGCGGTGACCCGCCTTGCCTCCGTCATCTCCCGACTCCGGATGGACGGATACCGAATCAGCACCGAGATCAAGGAAGAGAAGGGGTCGCGTTTCGCACTTTACCGCATGCACCGAGATGCTTTCCCGACCCCCCGCATCTCCCGTAACTCCCCTCAGACCCCCCTCCCCTCCCCCCGGAGAAGATAAGATAGTCGGATGGTTGAGACAACCGCCTCAGGTCGGCTTCAAATAAGCCGATTCTGGGGCTTTTTTTATGTCAGCAAGGGAATTGTATTGCTCAATAGCAGAAATGCCCGTAAATCGCCCATTTGGGGCCTTAAAATCGATTCTGAATCGGCAAATGAATAACGGAATCACAAAGTCAAGGCAAATTTTGCCCAGGCGTGTATCAAAATCAACCTAAAAGTTGATTGATTGAGCAAAATTGCCCGATCGGCTAAGCAAAAACGACGGAAAAGATTTTTGTGCGGAAGTTGGCGGGGTTTCACTTCGCCACTTGGCCGGTCAGGTAGTGTGCCGCACGCCCATGCCCACCCGCGGCCGCACCGGACAGATTTTTGTTGACGGGACAGATTTTTGGCGAGGTTGGGTTGGGTTGGGCCTTGCGTCAGCCCTGAAGGCCGGTCTCATATTGCGAAAAGCTGCCATGCAATCAGCCGGTTCGTTAGAAATTATCAAATCGGGAAAAGCTGGATTCGCATTAAAGCTTTGCCTATATGTCAGTTGATCCATGCGTGATAATTGCCATATGAAGATACGGCGAACATATGGCGAAAAGTACACATGGAATCAAAAATATATGTGAAAAATAAATATGTTTTGAGGGGTTGGTCTGTATTATATACGGGTGTATAATTGCATATTGTTTCACACCAAAAACCAACGTTATGATGTATGCATTAGTAATTATGGGAATTGTAACGGCGGCTTACTTCGCCGCGAAAGGTCTTAATTCAGCAAACGACATTTCTAAGTACTAACCATCAAAAAACAAAGCCATGAAACTAGAACTAGTAAGAGCCTTTCAAGTATACAAAGAAGGCCGAACAGGGGATTGGATATGGATACTAATGCCAATCGATTACACTAAAGAAGAATTGAAAAAAAACGTCGAAAAGTATATTTCATTAAACTATCAAGTAAAAAACGTAAAGCCATGACAAGGGAAATTATTTATGACAACAACATGAATTTACCTAATCGTTATTCTGTCGAAATAATAGATAGAAGGTTTGAATATTATCATGGACTATATTATAAGGTCGAATTATTCATTAAATGCCGCGGCATGTTAGTATATCTTGTCGATACCCATAGAGAAGCGACCGACATACTTGCATTATTTTCAAATCATGTAAACACGATTGAAAAAATATATTAAACCAAAAAAGCAAAGCCATGAACACGCAAGTAATTTTTCAGAGCGAACAAAAAATAAACGCCGAAACCATTGAAGTAGAGGCAGAAGAGCCCTTGAGTTTTGCGAAGACTTATTATATAGTGGCCGATTTTCATAAATCGACAAACAGAATCGTAAATTATTGTTTTCACGATGCGGACTATGTTATGGAAGTCATCGCAAGGCATGCGGAAAAATTCGGTAATAATCTTTACAGAATCGTAAAAATCACCAAAGCATGAAAAAGTTAATCTTTGGCAAGGGCAACGCCAAACTATCAAAAGACATTGCCACGTTCAGCCTTCCCGCGGGCTTTACATGTCCGGCGGCTCATCTGTGCCAATCATGGGCAGATAAAAACTCTGGAAAAATTCGGGATGGCGAAAACACTACTTTTAGATGTTTTGCTGCTTCGCAAGAATCCGCATTTCCTAGCGTTCGGCGTTCACGTTGGCATAATTTCGATTTGCTCAAAGGCAAGACAAGGGGCGAAATGATAGACTTGATAAATGCAAGCCTACCCAAAGCCAAATATGTCCGCATCCATGTGTCGGGCGATTTCTTTAGTCCCGATTATCTGAATGCGTGGATGTCGGTAGCGGACATGAACCCCGAAACCACCTTTTACGCCTATACAAAAAGTATCCATTTTTTAGGCAGAGTCGAAGAGCATCCGCAAAATTTCATTTTGACATTGTCATATGGCGGCAAGTTCGATGATAAAATCCCGCAAAAGGGACTAAGGTCTGCAAAGGTCATACTTGACCCTATAGAGGCTGAAGTAATGGGTTTGGAGGTCGACCACGACGATAGTAACGCATATAACGCAGAGGGTAAGGATTTCGCTTTATTAATCCATGGTCAGCAGCCTAAAGGGTCGGACGCATCCAAAGCAATCAAAGCACTCAAGGCCGCAAACGTACAATTTTCATACACTACCAAAAAGTAAAACCATGTACTACAGAAACGACACTAATGCAGTTATAGAGGATAATGCTTTTGCACATTGCGATTGCGGACAATCGCGTGCCGTTAAAATCTTCGATTATCACCTAATGGAGGATGTTGTGATTGTTACATGTGATAGGTGTCACGAAAACGCTTCAGGATTAGATGCATTGAATGATGCTGAAATCCTTAAAACATGGGGCGACGACAACGAAGGCGGCATATATTACCTAAATGGCGCAGCCTACGAAATCGACGCAATGAACAACGTAAGGGAATACGAAGATAAGGCCGACCACATTTACAAGATAGTCGCACCCAATGGCGAAGTGGTGGGATACGAAGCCACAAGGGAGGAGGCAGAGAAGAAGGCAAGGGAGATGCAAGGTGATGATATCCTAAATGAAACCCAATGCGATTATTGGGTAACATGGGATGAATAACCCCGAAACGCTGGAAAAGAATTAGCCCCGCCAATGTGTGGGGCTTTTTCTTGTCTATACGTTATTATAACCCCATTACGCCCACAAACCGTCTTGTATGTAGGTATGTAGGCAAACGGATCTAAAGGCAAGCCATGAGGCTAAATGAGGCCTTAGGATGCGGGATGCCAGGTTTTAGCCAATCGCGCCCAAAGTAGAGACAATGAAGTAAGGAAAGAAACAAAGGGAAAGGATAAACACATAGGTAAGGAAAGCAAACAAACAAGGGAGCAATAACAACCAAACAACAAACAAGGGCGAAGAAAGCCGAACCAAATTTGAACGACGCGACTAAACGTTAATGTCGTGTTAAAATTATTACACTAACCTATATAACCAACATCTGCGCACCCATACACTACAATGCATGACAAGGTACTGACACATGTGAGAAAACCGGCATAACATGACAATGTGGCGAATTAGATGATATACAACGTTTTGCGTGAAATATTAGTTAAAATTCAAGAAAGCTTTTCGCCAACACCTTTAGTGCCCCTCCCAAATCTGCTACCCCATTTTGACTTTATAATTGTTGTACAGCCAATGGAGTTGGATTGTGACCGGAATCGTTCTGTGGGGCTATTAGAGGCGCATTACGAGGCTTTATCTGACTAATGGTAGGATTATGCCTAAGTGGGCATTATGCGCCTTAAATCGCCTTATTCGGCTTCGGTAGTTTGCCGCCGATCTTCTTGAAGTATACGTCTTGCTGGTATAGGTAGCTGTATGTATGGCGACCTGGGAACTTGATGCAATGATAGGCGGCGACGTATATGGTGTTCAATCGCTGCGATAAGTACGAGTTTGCATGAACTCGCTCGGACAGTTCCATTCGGGCGTATTCGTGCAGATTCTTGTAGGTTCCGATCCTTTCGCCGTCTTTGCTATAAATCTCTATCATATACGTTTCCTTGTTTGGTTCATTATGGTTCCTACCCCGAATACGTTGTAGGTTTTGTTCAAGACGAGCCTTCCAAGCATCCAATGGGGGAAAGCCGCGTAGATGTCGCTTTGTTTGAGGTTGAGCCTGTTGAGGATGGCCCGATTCACCCAAATGTGGAATACAACCCTTCTGACCACGACATTGCCGATTTTTTTGGTTTCCAGCGAGGATGTACAGTATCCTATACGATCCTCCTTGCCCAACTCCTCAAAAAAGACGGGTAGGTTCGGGGTTGGTTTTTCGCCTCTGTGGGCGATATCGACCCCTATCCCTGGGAAGTGCATCCATTCTTCGGGGTTGGTCATGTGTGGGGCTTCCAGCCCAATCTCCGGCTGTCTGCGCTTGCGGTAGTATTTAGGGCGTAGTTCCATGAATCATTTGGATGAGTTCGGTGTCCGAGTGATTCTCCTCAATCTTCTTCCAGGCCACCTTATACCAAAGGTCGTTGTTGGACATCCAATCAAGCTGGACTTCGCTCAAGATTGTCATCGACCGGATGCGTTTGACTATATCCACCCCTATATGGCCGTCCTCCGAGACGTATTTGGCCGAGTTTATTTGGAGGTGGACTATCACATCGACATCATGCCCGAACATGTTCAAGGTCATGGGGAAGTCAAGTTCATGCCATTTCATCAGTTCTGGTTTATAGGTTTACCGAATACATATCCCATGATCTTGCGGTTTTTGTCGGTATAGGCCGCACTCAAGCAAGAAAGGTGGTAGATGTAGGTTTTGGTCGGGATTTTCGACTCATACATCTTCATCTGTTCGATGGCGAAAATGTATACATCCGTAAGGTCGTCGTGCGACTCTTGCTCTCGGATGTAGTCGATGAGGCTGTTGGCGTCCTCGGATGCGTCTACCATAAGCTGGTATGCGCTGTGCTTCCTTGCCTCCCATGTGATGTACATTGCCCACGCTGCGAGCAAGCCCATGATTGCTAATACTGTCTGTACCATAGTATAGTTTTTGCAATGTTAGGGTATACTTGACTAAATTTGCCATTATGTACACGCTTTTATATATACCTTAACATGAACGATGTCGCGATAGAGAGGTTGCAGATGGATTTCCTTGACCATCTGCGGATTACCAAGGGAAACGTTTCAGATGCTTGCAAGAACATGCAAGTCAGTTTTGCAAGGTATCTGCAATGGCTTAACGATGATCCTGGGTTTCGTTTTCAAGTCATGGTCGTAAAAGAGGCCATCGGGGATTTTGTGGAGGACAAGCTGCTTCAGAGAATCAACGACGGCGATACGGCGGCTATAATCTTCTATTGCAAGACCAAACTGAAACATCGGGGTTATGTGGAGGATTCAAAGGGCATCCCGCAAGCCAACAAGACCCGTATAAATGTGTCCATCAACATGCCGGACAAGAAACCCCAATTCCAAGAGGTAGATGTTATCGAACCAAATACCTGAGAATGCCGATCCGATTATCAGTCGGATGGTGCATAGGCAGAATAAGGCCATAGAGGAGCAAGAGAGTCTTGTATCTGCCGGCGTAGAGAAGGAGCAGAACATTGAGACCACCGTTGTCTACCACTACCTTGCAAACAGCAAAAAAGAGATAACCATCCTTCAAGGGGGAGCCAGGTCGGGCAAAACCGTGAATACTTTGATCTGGTTTGTGATAAAACTTATGGGGGAGGAGAATAAAGTCCTATCCATCTGCCGAGCCTCTCTTCCGACCATCAGGGGTACGATTCTGCGCGATTTCAAGGAGATTCTGCTCAAATTGGGCATTTGGGACGACAATAGGTTTAATCAGACTCAGTTGACCTACGAATTAGGGTCGAACCTTGTGGAGTTCATTTCTACCGACCAGCCGCAGAAAATCAGGGGTAGAAAGCGGAACTACCTATACATGAACGAGGCCAACGAGATTGAGAAGGAGTCGGCCATGCAGTTGATTCTCCGAACAACAGATAAAACGGTATTGGACTTCAACCCTTCAGACGAAGAGGGATGGTTTTATGATTGGGCAGATAAACCCGAAGCGGATTTCTACATAACAACCTATAAAGACAATCCATTTCTTGAAGAAAGCCTTGTGAAAAGGCTGGAGTCCATGCAAGACGCGGATGACAACTATTGGCGGGTTTTCGGTCTTGGACTTAGGGGGGTGTCCTTGCATAAAATCTTTACCCATTGGAAACCCATCCCCAGGTTTCCCGATGATGTGACGGATATTGTCTACGGGGTGGATTTTGGTTTCAATGCTCCAAGTGCGGTGGTCAGGGTGGGTTTCAAAGACGATAAGATATTCGTAAGCGAAATTATATACGAGAAGAAGTTAACCACGGCCGATCTTATGGTCAAGATGGCCGCTGAAGGTATCAGTAAAGAGGAAGTGCTGTACTGCGACGCAGCGGCGGCTGAGAGCATTGAGGAGTTGATAAGGGCCGGATGGAATGCCAACAAGGCCGACAAGGACGTACTTGAGGGCATCCGCAAGATGAAGAGTATGCCAATGTATGTAACCGATTATTCGATTAACTTAGTGGCCGAACTTAGGGGATATTGTTGGAAATTGGACAAATCCGGCAATCCCCTGGACGAACCGGTTAAGTACAAAGACCACCTTATTGACGCAACCCGCTACGCGGTTTTTACCCATGTTAAGGGAGATCAAACAGATTGGTTCGTAATATGAGTTTTATAGACAAAATCAAAGAGGTATTCTCGCAAAAGCAGATACCCGTTCCTCCGAGTCAGTATACTACCGGCCCATTGTGGGAACTATATCAGTACAGGCCGAGGATGTACGAGCAAGACCTACTGAACTATCGGTACGCCAAAAGCTACAACACACACGAAGGCATATATTCGATTGTGTCCATGCTGGCGCAGAAATTCTCTTCTTTCCCTATCTACGTCTACGAGATTAAGGACTTGAAGAAATTCCAGCAGTATAAAGCCATCAACCCCAAGAATTTCCTTTCCGGCAGCAACATGGAAAGGTCGATCATGCTCAAGAACATGAGCATGGAGGTTGTGGTAGAGAACGAACTTTCGAAGATTCTTGAGTATCCCAACTCCAATCAGTCTTTTGCCGAGATGTTGGAGAACTACTACGGATACAAACTTATATTCGGCGAGGGCGATTTGTGGTTGAATACCGGCGGCATTTCGGGCGGTAGGCCATTGGAACTTCAAGTCATCCCGCCTCCTATGCTGGGGGTGTTAGCCTCTCCCAATAACATGTTCGCCCCTGATGGGTATTACATACGCCAAAACGGCTTCCCCGTTATGGCTGTTGAGAAAGAGGACATCATCATGTGGAAGTATTTCAATCCCGTGATTGATGACACTCAATACATGCATCTTAGGGGGCTGTCTCCACTTACAGCTGCGCAGAACATTCTTGAGAACAGCATCTACGCCAACAAGGCCGGAGGTGCAATGTATCAGAACAACGGGGCAAAAGGTGCGCTGTTTGCTAAAAGTCTGCCAAGGACAATGACAAGAGAGCAGATTGGCGAGATAATGTTTGATGTCAACCAGCGGATAAACAACAACAATCAAAAAGGCGCGGTAGCGGCGTTTGGTGGAGATTGGGGCTATCACGATCTTGGAATGTCCTCGATCGACATGCAGCTTCTTGATGCCCAAAGATTGTCATTGCAGAGGCTGTGCAACATCTACAACGTTCCCACGGTTCTTTTCGACGCCGAGCATACTACTTATAATAACTACGAATCAGCCATTAAGCAGCTGGTGGTCAACAAGCTTCTGCCGGAATGGAACAGTTTGAGGGCGTTGCTAAATAAGCAACTGACTCCCAGGTTTACCAATGGCAGAAATACAAAGCTGTATATAGACTTTGACTTTACCGAACTGCCGGAGATTCAGAAGGACTTGAAAGAGCTGAACGACTCGGTTCGGGACGCGCATTGGCTGACTTACAACGAAAGAAGGGCTGTTCTTAGGTATGGAGCGAGGCCGGAGCCGGAAATGAACCAAATATTCATACCGACCGGATACATACCTATAACTGAAATGAACGCAATATCGCTGAATGGATCCTCAGATTTGGGAAATGGTGATGGCCAGGTTCCCCAAGACCAAGAAGGAGTATGAGTGTAGGACAGAACGAGTCTTTAGGGAAGCTGCGAGAAAATCCTATTATGAAAAACTTCTCCTCCGGCGAATGGATGGAGAGGAAAAGTTATCTGTGGAGAACGCTGATACGACCGTCGGTATCTCAAGAGAAAAAACTGACCAAGGAGATACAGGCCAAGATTAAAGACAAATTTGAGTCTATAGGGAGGCTGGTGGTAGAAAAGGGGGTTCCGGCCGCGCTTGATCAAGCCACACGGAACTTGTATGACGACAGCGTTCTTGACCCTTTATTTTCAATGTACAAGACTGTCGGGGTTTTCTATGCCCGAATGATGTTCAGAAAGGCGGTAACTGACGCTACCGACCTAATGAAAGGCTTGAGCATAAGAACACAGATTAAAGCCGTCAATAGTTTTGGGCAGATATGGGAAAACGCTCTTGTTGAATACCTGAGACTGCACGGCATTAAGTTCGTCAGCGACATAAGCAATACGACAAGAGAGGAGATTATACGCATTTTGCAATCGGCCATAACAGAAGGCTGGTCGGAGACAAGAATTATAGATTCTCTGCTCAATAGTAGAATGCACCGAGCAAGAGCAGAACGTATTGCGAGAACTGAAACGACAAGGGCTATAAATGCCGGTATTCTTCTGGCTGCTGCCGCCGTTCCTTACGAGGTAAGGAAAGAATGGATAACAGCCGAGGATGAGAGAGTGAGAGGTAGGCCGTTCAGCCATGTGGCATTGCACGGAAGGTCTATACCGATTGAATTGTCTTTCAATAACGGGGAGAACATAAGGTTCCCTGGCGACCCGAATGCAAGTGCGTCAAATGTCATAAATTGTCGGTGTGTCTTGAACATCATCCCAACAAGGGATCGTTTCGGACGACCGATTCCGAGGCAAGTAAACGCTCTTGATTCGGATATCCTTAATAGACTAACAAACTTGCTATAATGCCGGTAACGAGGTGTAGTAATGGAAAATGGAGGATAGGTGACGGCCCTTGTATGTACACAAGCGAGGAGAACGCAAATGAGGCGTATAGGGCTTATCTTGCAGCAGAATCTAAAAGTATGATATACGGATATAAGAACTTTTCCTTGGAGGTCAAGGATGTTGACAAGAAAGAGGGTATCGTGACGGGATACTTCTCCGCATTCAACACGCTGGATTCGGACGGAGATATCATCCGTCAAGGCGCGTTTACAAAGAGCATAAACGAGTGGTTTCCCAAAGGAAGGATAAAGCATCTCTTGAACCATGACATCCGTCAGCCTTTGGGTAAGATTACCGTTCTCAAGGAGGACGAATACGGTTTGTACTACGAGTCTAAAATCGGGACAAATTTCGTGGCACAAGACTTCCTCAAGATGGTCGAATCCGATTTGGTCAAAGAACATAGCATAGGTTTCCAGACCATAAGGGAACAAAAAGGCGATTCCGGCAATGAGATATTCGATGTCAAGCTGTACGAAGGCTCCTCTTTGACAGCCTGGGGCGCAAATGAGCATACGCCATTGATGGGAGTAAAATCATTGGCAGAAACAAAGGATCGTCTCAAAAGCCTTGAGAAATTCGTCAGAAACTCGGACGCATCGGAT